ACCTGCTTCATCCCGTCATCCATGGCCTTCTGAACCTGTTCGTCAACTTCATCCAGGAGTTTTTTCATTTGGATCTCAACTGATGCCGTATTAGCCATTGTGGACCCTTCTTTCACATACCAGGGAAATCTTATCCCTCTGTGCCGTCCAATCGGTACGGATCACGTTGTAAAGCTCCCCAAGGTATTCCACAAGGACCTCCCCATCATAATCCGCCCGGTTGGCAAGCTCAAAGGTAATTGATGGATGCAACCCGGCCTGGGCAGCATTGTAAAATTCTGCATTATATACACCCCGTGGCATGGCAAATACCACCCGGTCAGTATAGGTTATGATCTCATTACCATACTGATCAAAAGTGGGACTATTCTGTTTTTTGAGGGTAATAACGGAATCATACATAATCAATCACCATTCTGTGTATCCTGTTGCGGTGGCAAGCTGGGCCTTCTGCTCATCATAAGATGCCTTGAGCCGGTCATAATCTTCCGGGATACCAAAAGACATCTTGCAGTAAGTAATAATAGCTTTTGTCACCAGTGCATCTATTGTCGGAGGGAGTACCACACCGGCAATACTCATATCAAGCTTTGCTGATTCAATCAGTTCTAGTAATTCCGCATCATAGGCCGTTGTTGTGATACGGAGCGCCATCTTTACTTTTTCTAGCATTTATTCGCCTTACTCGCCAGATCCGCCTTCCTCTTCCGGCTGAACCTTTACAAATGCGCCAGGCTCTACAACCTCGATAGATGCCATCATACGGCCTACAATCTTAACGAGGTCGTCTTCTGCAAGGCTTAACTCATCAAAGATGAACTTAACAGCATCGCCTTCCGGAAGGTTTGCGAGGATACCTGCGAGGTCTCCGATAACCATCTTAGTTGTAGTGGTCTGTGGGAAGTCATAGTGCAGAACCTGAGAGCCATCAAATGGATCATAAGCGAATCCGGCACCAAGGGCCTCAACCTTAACTGCTGCTTCTGTCTCACGAGAACAAATAATAACTACATCATTCAAATCGCCTTTGAGAAGTGCTTTCGCATTGATGATATCTGCAGTTGTCGGATTAGTTCCGGCAAATGTAGCTACCGGCACACCAACAGCCTCAGAACTGGAAGCTGCAGGAGCTGCATCGATCTTGGCCATAGCGGTCTCAGTTGCCTTTTTGATGATCTTATAGGTAATCTCATCATAAAGGTAAACGAGCATGTCATATGCTCCTAAAGCCATTACTTCTGTAGATACTTTGATCCATTTTTTCAATGTCTTCGGGACCATGGTAACAATACCAAGGATGATCTTCTCTTCTGTCGGAGCTTCAGCGCCTTCTTCATGCCATACAGCATCTGTTGCGGAAATCTCAAAACCTACTTTAAGGTTTCCGGGAACAAATGTCTTTCTGATTCTGCTCCAAATCTCATCTCTTTCCCATGCCTGGCGGATTCTTTCCTCGATAAAGGTCGGAACCGGAACAGGGCCGGAGTTATCGCCGATGGTCTCCACATTCTCGGTCAGTAATGCACGGCACTCGATATCTTTATTGGTGCGTACATACTTAGCAAATGCTTCGATGTATTCCTGGGAGTCACGAACCTCTTTGATGGTTCTCTTCTCTACCTTTGGAGTAGGCTGTCCGATCGGCTGGCCGGCACCCTTTGCCACTGCAGTGGCTGCTCTTTTCTGAATTTCTAATACTTTCTTTCTCTCTTCAATCGCATCAAGCTCTGCACTGATCTCTGCCAGTCTATCAGCTGTTGCAGTCTCGGATTCTTTTGCAAGCTCACTTGCTCTTACCTCTAACTCAGAGGCGTTCATTCTTAAAATTTCTTCTCTAGTCATTTGATTACCTCACTAACTCTTAAATTGATCAGTTTCCTCATGACATCGGCCCGTGCCTTTTCAAGTCGCTCCGCCTCAATCCTGCTGATCACTCCGTCAGTGAGATTTCTTGCACTAATAGATGTCGCATCGTTCGCCGGGATGGATACCGCCGAAACATCATAGAGTTTTTTCACAGATGTGATGTGCCTTCGGAATAACAGCGGTTCCCCTTCTCGCTCAATGCGTTCCTCGGTTTCCCCGTCTACCGTAAAGCCAAAACTCATTTTGTCTGTATAACCGCCCCGGATTTCTTCATAGAGTTGGCTTCCAATCTCTGTACCTCCAAGGTCAGCTTTTATAAATAATCCCCGGTCATCAACTCCAACTTCCAGAGTATTATTCTTATTCCTGGCGAATACTCGCCCCTGATGATCGTACTGCATGATCACATCTGACATATCTGTATTGTCAAATGCTCCACGGTCAACCACTTCTTCATAAATCCAGTCATCCCCTTCAAAAAGGACATATGGCTCGTCAAAGGTACTTGCGTAACCCGTGACGATTTTCTGATCGTTATCTTCCAAAGCACGAAACTCTGTCAGATTTCTGTATTCTCTATTATTCTTAACCGGCATTGTCGCTACCTCCTAGCTCGTCAGTCGCTTTATACTCTCCACGGATCGGGGCCACCTGGCCGGAGCCGTCCGGCAGCGGTCCATAATTGAAAAGTTCTCGGATCTCATCAATGAGGATCGCACCACGGTCCCCCAGTTCCTTAGCCATCTGCACCTTCTGACTCACAGACATATACTGGAGCCTGTTTGCATTAGCAATAAAATAAGAACCCTGCGCCCGTTCACGTTCTGAGAAAAGCATCTTTGTGACTGCCTCAGAGAACTGAATGGCAAAGGGTTCTATGGCCCCATCAAAAAAGCCCTCCAGCGTTTCGCCGTGGGCCTTGTTCTGAAGGACATCTTCATTTGTTCCAAAGTATTCATATATGTTCTTATCAATGAGCTTCATCTGCTCCGCATCGACAGTGTAAGGTCGTACATCGATCTGTTTTATGTCTTTGTATGTATTCGGGAACAGAAGGAATCCACCGGCCTCAGAATCGGCAGACAGGTTCTTCTCTGTGAATCTTGCCCTCTCTTTGGCCAGGTCCGTTTCGGAGCTGAAATTGGAAAGTGTAGCCATAAAACGGAATGTGGCGGAGTTTTTCACTCCCTGCTCAATGCCCTGATTCTGAATATGGATCAGCTGCATGGTCTCATTGAGAGGTCTGTTTGACTCTCCAAAGAAATCATCCCTGTACTGGAACTTGGTAAGGACCGCACACTTCCGAAATTCTACCGCTGCAAACAGTCCATTACTGAACTGGTATCTCAGCCAAATCTCATTGTCATACTCCACCAATTCGCACATTGTGGGAAGAATGGAGTATATTCCGGTAATGATCATCCTCTCATCGAATACCGGCACGATGAAACAAGTATTAGCGACATCTAAAATCGTGCTGATCCTGTAAAGCTCCTGGCTCCAGGTGTGCCACTGGTTAGGTCCTAGCCTCAACTTGCTCTGCAGTGCCGGATTAGCAGTTCCGACCACATTCACCTTCAGTTTGCTGATATGTCTTGCCCTGGCATCAATGGAAGCTCTGACCTTTTCCGACTCGTAAATCATTCCGCCCCAGTTCGTGAAAACTGGTGTGTATGCGTTCAGTGTCTGAAAAAAGCCTTTTGCCTCGTTCAGTGCCTTCTGTGATTTTTTAGCCTTATCAGGCCGAAAGATTTTTTGTAATAATCCCATGAGTTTTATCCCTCATTCTTCAGTTGTTGCCCGATTTCGGCGAACCATTTCTGACGGACACACATCGCATCACTTAAAGCAGCGGTACCGTCAATCCTTGAAGTTGCATTTATTTTTACCAATCTGCCCCGGCCTCTCTCCGTGTTCATCTTGATGGCGGAGTTTAACAAATGAGCCTTTAACAGATTGTTGTCCCCTATCTGTAACCGCTTGTCACGAATTAACCCTTCCATCTCCTGGAGGGTAGACCAAAGATTCTCGCCCTGGAAAACATCGTCACATTGGAATCCGTAATTGGTGAGGTCCTGGATCAGATACTGTGCCGAGTACCTGTCATATCCGACCTTAAGCGGATAAATATGGTATTTCTCGATCAGGTCCCGGAACCACTGGAAAACATCGTGATAATCCACGAAGTTATCTCCACTCAGTGTCAGATCTCCTTGTTGCAGATAAATGTTATACGGAACCCCGTCCCTCTCGATCGCTTCCTCAAGTTTCTCTGCCGGCATCCAAAAATGAGACACCACATTCAAAACTCTGTCTTTCTCGATAACGACACAAGCTGATGTCAAATCCACCGTCTGAGATAAGTCGAGACCTGCGACTGCATAACACTCTCGGAAATCTTCCAGTTTTATTGCTTCCCCTGTGATGCCCTCGACCGCCTGGGCCGGAAGCCAAGCGAGGCTTGAGTTTTGTTTGATGTTGCAGTATTTTACGAGGAACTCTCGCTTTTTGCTTAATGAGCCTTCTGCCTTTGCAATTTCTTCTAGCATGTAGTCAACAGAGACCGACACACCGAGATTAGGATTGCTTTTCTGCAGTTCGTTGATGTCGTTCCACTTGTCCGGATCATCAATCATGTACAGGAATGGCAAAAGTCTCTTTTCCTTGCTGTCACCAAGCAGGAACCTTGTTGACCTAGCCATCAGCTCATCAAAAATTCCATCATTCGTGTACCCTGCGGTCGAGATGCTGAAGATCATCGGTTGCTCACGACTGCCAAGGGCGGAAGCCAAAACCTCATACTGCTTTAAACCCTTATCGCCTTCCCACGCAGCGATCTCATCGCAGACAGCGAGGTGTGGATTATACCCGTCTGAGCGCTTGGCAGAGAAGGGGATCTTCTTCACGGAGGAATTTGTCGACTCCACATACTTATCGCCTTTTCTCGGCTTCGTGATGGCTTTCAGCTCGGGATCTAAAAGGACACTCTGCCAGTATGCGTCATAAACGATGTCAGCCTGGTCAACTTTAGGGGCACAGCAATAAACATCTGCCCCGTATTCGTCATCCTCGTAAAGCATACATTCAATGACTCCACCGGCAGTCAACGATTTACCGTTTTTCCTGCCGATCAGCCAGAATACTTCACGAAACTGCCTGTATCCCATGTGGTCTACGATTCCGAACATTACAGACAGGCCGGCCTTTTGCCAAAGCTCCAGTTTTACGGTCCCCGGTGCCATCTTTCCCTTGGTGTGGTGCATATGGGTTTCAAAAAACCGGATTTTCCTGTGTGCTTTTTTCGCATCATAGAAAAAGAGACCCTCTTCGAGTCCCTTAACGATGTATTCATATAGCAGTTTTATCCATCTGCCCACATTAATCCGGCCATCTTTGATCTGCTGGTAGTAAGTCAGTATATAATTCTCCATATTACACCCATGTTTCACCAACTTTTTTCATGTGGAGGAAAATCAATCTCACCTGCTCGGTCCTGTGGCTTATCCCATTTTTGTTTCAACAGGGGGGGTTATCGTTTCAAAAAATATTTTCATCTCAAAATAATTTCTCCGTTCTCCCCGATCAGATACCTCCGGCCTTTCTCACTTGCCTTATGCTCCTTTGCATGACAGTCACGGCAGACAAACCTAAGATTATTAAACCCCAGTGTTATCTCCGGGTTCGTTATGTTGAATGGTGTCAGCTCCTCGATGTGATGTACTATCACCCCAGGCCTGTAGATCCCTCTCTTCAAACAATCCTCACAGAGATAATGGACTGACTGCGCATAGGCTTCCCTACATCGTTGCCACTCTGCGCTTTTATAGAATGCTTTTGCAAACGGTCTTGCCATGCTGTCATCTCCCGGAAACACTCATGCCGGCCCTTAACAGGATACCCAGGCGATACCCTGACCCACTTTGTCAGTGAGGAAAGGAGGTGATAAAAGGCCATGAAAAAGAAAAAGAAGCCCCAGGGCCGTTGCATGGTGTGGATATAGTCTAAATGAAAAGGAGCGATGTGTTTCGCCCCTTTGCATCGATGACGGACGATGAGGCCCGTCCCCAGGTGGGAAAAAGAAAAGGTGAACACGTCTGACATGCCCACCTTCTCACGGTATCACTTTACCACATATTCTTTTCCCCGGTGTGACGGGTTACAGGTTCTTCACTAATCCTAACCGTTCCGCCACTCCGAAGATGTACTTTGATTTGTATCGGGAATAAGTCTCCCTTGATGCATCCTGTGGGAATGGCATCCGATACTGGATGTTATTCCATACCCCGTGCATGTATTCCTCCGGGATATCCCTCTTCGCTTCCTCAATCGCCTTGATCCGGCCGGATACCACCGCAGATAAGTTCATGGCCTTGTTGGCTGTCGGATCTGATATGCCGGAGCCTCTTGGCATCCCATCATGGACAGGTGTGGTAAGGATCGCATCCTCTTCCGATTCCTTCATCCTGGAATAGTCCCTAATGATCCACAGTGTCGACATGTATATCCCCTGTGGCAGTATGTACTTCGTCTTCTTTGGCTGATAGTCTCTAATCTCGATCACCTTCGTATAACCTTCACATCTAGTAATAATATCATCTTTCGCATTTGTCCAACTCCTTTTCTAATCTTCTCAGATACTCCCTTACTGATGCTGTCATCGTTCTGAAGTCATAATCAGGGAGGCCGTTAAATGCTGCTGTCAGATCTATGCAGACCGCTGCATAAAACTGTTTTCTGTCAAATTTCATTCCTTTCATTTCATTGCCGTCCATAGTTCCCTCCACATGGCGATCACAGGTGTCGCTGTTGTAAATCTCCAGTACATCAGTCCACCTCCACGCATACAAACTGTGAGTTCTTCACTATCCCGTATTTCTGCTTAGATACTGATGAATAGACTGTGTTGATGCTTCTTCCGCTTATCCTGGCTATTTCCTCCACATTATCGGACACGCATAAAGGCAACTGGTATTTATCTTTTGTCACCCACATATACAGCTTCATTCCTCATCATCTTTCCTTTCTTTCATCTTTGTTTTCTTTATCGTCTTTATTAAGTTCGCTCATTGCATCGCTACCGATCCTCCATAGAAATCTTCCAAGAGGATAAAATACAAACGCAAGTAAGAACCACAATGCTACAGCTGCCAAAATTATCAAAAGCCAAAATACAGGGTTCACTCCTCTACCTCCCCCTTATACGGGCATTTGTATTCAAATGGTTTCCACGGCATGACCTCAATGATTGTCCTGTGTGGTTCAAACTCCATATGAACTTCATTGCCCTCTTTTACAAACTTTAACAATTTTTCAAGTGACTCCATGTCAATCTGAATCATTCTTCTCCCCCCTTCCAAGGCTCTGGTAGTGGTTGCCATGCCACACAGTTATACATACATTGTGTTTCACTTTCAGCAGAAAACCCGGTATCGCTTGTGTTATCTTCATATACATACGCAATAATCATTTCTCCGTATTTATCACAACACAGCACCTCAGTTTTCGGCAGCCTCTCAGAGCATGGTATCCATTGATTGGCAGAAGGTACGGAATTAACAACGACTTCTATATCATCTTTATGTACTCCCATTTCACCATCGCCCAATTCTGACCCACCTAACTCAAGACAGCTTGCTTTCAATGCTCCAAGAATATCCTGTCTTTCAATTAAATCACTCATCTGAATCACCTCCCCATGGCTCAGGTAGTGGCATCCATGCAAACACCTCACACAATTCCCATGAATATTCACAAGCATAATCTGTCCAATAATAATCATCTGCTCTAATAGATGTAGTTAAACACATCATTGTCACCTCATTGCCTTCACCTTGGTCGTTTACTGTACATAAGACATATTTGTCCAAGTCTGGCAGTCTCTCCGAACAGGGAATCCATTTCTGTGGTTCAATGGTGGGTTGATCATCAATATCCTTACAAAAAGCCTCTGTAACTTGTTTCGCATAAGCACCACCATCTTTATACATATGTTTAACTTCTTCATAAGAATTTCTTATATATTCCTTAAAGGCATCAGCATCAATTAGTCTCATTCTTCGTCCTCCTTATATGGCTTTGGTAGTGGTTGCCATGCAACGATATTAATGTGCATCATCTCTTCGTATGTGGCAAACTCATATAGCGCAGACTTATCCTTAACCACATGACGAATGCATCCATGGTCATCAGTACCTAATACCTCTGTTCCTTCCTCGGGTAACCTATCAGAGCATGGAATCCATTCATATGGCATCTTTAATGTATCCATCTTTTGATATATAATTCAATATCCTCCGATCGTAAGAAAAGCGGTTTATTATCTTTAATTCCTTCAATGTGATAATTTGTTATCTCCCCTGTTATGTTTGACGTTGTGAACTTGAACTTTTCACACGTTATGGGAAGCTCAAAGCCGCTTTTAAACCTAATGATTAACATTTGAATCACCTCTCAACTCTTCTATCCTCATCACATACCACTTTCCTTTGTGTTGAAACCTAAATTCCTGACCACCGAATAACATATACTGTGCAACGGCACATAATGCTTCATGGGTCACATCCGACTTATTTCTCCATTTGTCACCACCCTTATTTAGTGTACCTGCATATATCCCTGCAATACCGCATCCAACATGATATTCAGCAATCTTTCTCACCTCTCATATCACTATGGCAATTTGGACAGTATTGCGGTGGTTTTTCTGTGCGTTCTGTTCTTACATTCCACCCACAATGCAGACATTTGTAAATATGGTTTTCTACCATTCTTGCGTGTCTTCCATGTCCAGTTTTTACCTTGGTATATCCGTCATACATCCATGCACTTTTCATCTGAATCACCTCTCAATTCTGCATAAGAGCAGTAATCGTTTTCTTGTGTACTTAAAGATACCGAGCGATTACAATATCTTCGTGAATTATTCCACGGCAATGAACCTTGTTTAAACTCATAAAATCTACAA